TAGCACCTCTTTGATTGATTTTAAAATCCGGATTAATCAATAAATTCGGATTACTAAATTTAGTTCCTAAATAATTTGCTAGTTGCGATAATAAGCCTTTTTTCAATCCTGCTCCATTGTGAACAGGCAATAAACTTGTATCTGTAAAGCTAGGCAATGTGTCTAGCTCTGTAACTTGTTTTCCTGGCATTCTATATTCCTCCTTTTTTTAATATTTAATTAATCTATTTAATTCTTATTTAGTTTACTACATGATTTCTTTCCAAGTTTCTGCTCCAACGCCGAATACTCTTAGATTCCGAATTGGCAACTTTGCACTACTTTTAGCTTGGATTATACATCCGAAATTTTCTGACTAATTAAAGCGCTTTGAATTTCGAGAATTTGTTTTTGCAGGGATTGATTCTCTTCTTTAATTCTCTTTTCGATATATTCTTCCGTATCAGCTACATACTCAACAGATATTTCGTTTTCTGATGTTAGTACGGATGTAGGGTAATTTGTGTGAATTGCCTTTAATTGCTCGCTATCAACTGGAGCGGTGATTACTTGTTCCACATACTCTTCGTATTCATCATTTTCTCCAACAGAAAAGCAGTATTTCAGTCCCTCTTTTTTTGTAAGCAAATTCACATATCCTTTTACATTTGCTTGAATTTTTTGAGAAACTTTTGTTTTTCCTGCATCGATAGCAAACCATACTTCTTCATCATTTTCGCCTTTAAACTTGATATTTCCACCAGCACTCAATTCTCCGTTAGTGATAAGTGTAAATAGCGTACCAGCTTTTGCTTCGAATGGAATGAATTCATTATCATCATGGATTTTATTTTTAAGAATATTCTTCCCTGTAATTATGATTTTTCCTGTTCCAAACAATGTCTTTATTGGAAGGTTCGAAGAATCATTTATAATGATAGTTTTTCCTGATGCTTTTTCTATTATTGCAGGAGCTTTATTTCCTATGTCTTCCTTTAGTTTACTAATATCATCAGTGGATGCTTGCAAATTGTCGGCATATTCCTTTGCTTTTGTTTCAGAAGCTTTCGCGTTTACTGCGCTCGTATTAGCTTCATCTTTTAATATGCTTGTATCAGTTTTGATTTGATTCAATTCTGTTTTTGTTTGATTTGCAAATTCTTTCGTATCATCCAAGGCTTTTTGAGCATTTGTCGCACTTGTTTGAGCGTTTGTAGCACTGGCTTGAGCATCTAATGCGTTCTGTGCAATTTGCATAGCTAGATTTCTATACTCCTCTGTCACATCACCGGGTTCACCTTTTTCACCGGGGTCGCCTTTTTCACCTTTCGGACCTTGTGCTCCAACGAATTCGCCATTGTCTAATTTCGATTGTACTAAAGCAATCAATTCATCCATTGACTGAATTTTTCCATCTATTTTAACATAGTAATTCTTGATGTTTGGGTCATCCGGATAGTTCTCATCCTCTCCGATTCCACTGTAATTACTAGGTTGTATTCTCATCGTGAAGTTCTTTGTTAATTCAATTGTTGAATTGTTCTCGTCACGTGTGATGATTTGAGCTTTAACTTCTCCGCTATGCATCATTAATGGTCTAGATATGATAAATAAATCACTTACTAAAGGAATTTCTTCTTCAATATCATCAATCTTATAATAAATGTATTTATTTTTTTGATTCGGTAAATTTACAAAATGAATCACTAACGCATTGTTATTGTATTGTTGTCCAATACTGAATAACTTTGTCTTTCCTACATCAACTTCAATAATGTTCATATATACCTCCTCTATTTCACCTTGTAAGTCCAATCTGTACTACTTCGCCTTTATCAACTTCATACGCCCAATCGGCTAGAATCTCATGCCCATTCTCATCTACTAGTGTTCCATCTTCTGTTAATAGAATCGTAGTGAAATGGTTTTCCATAATCATCTTTTCAATATTTGAAATTCTATTTGATAACTTTCCTGCCGTATTTGCGTCTAACGTGTCTTTTACAGTTTCAAACCAATCATTGAACTCTGTTCTATTTGCATTCATTTCAGATTCATTCTGAGCTTTAATTTCCTTAAACAATTCAGTTACTTGAGTAAATAAATCCAACGATTGTACGCTCTTAATAGCACTTGTAACTGCTCCGCAACGTGTTGAATCTAATCTTGTATCAGTAATATCTGAGCCTTTAATTTCGCTTGCATTGCCTGTGACCGTAACCGTAGCTAATACTAAATCATAAATAGAATCATTTCTTATAATTCCATCATTGATATCACTTGCTACTAATGTGATGTTTCTGTATGCGTCATTATCATTCAATCTAAGAATAATATTGTAGCTTTTAGTTGCAGTATTATTTTCTAGTGTGATGGTTTCGTCATCTTTCTGCCAATAGAAAGCTCCGTTAATATTTGCTCGTCCTGCCTTAACTGTAAGCGTTAAGCCTTGAGCTTTCTCAACTCTTAAATGGTCTGAACTGGAATCGTCTACGAACACGCCGTTTGTAAAGTAGCTTGAGAACAATCTTCTAAAAGCGTTATATAAGACTAATCTATCACCATTTCTTGAGACGAATGGAAAATATGTAGTTGCTATTCTTCGTCATCCCCCTCTCCATCATCTTGAATTTCTTCGTTTAATAACTCCGTTGCTTCTTCTTCTGTAAAGCCGTATTGCTTCATGAAATACATAATCTTTAATCTTGGAATATCAAATGTAAGAGCGTCATTTCTTAACGCTTGTGCAGTGCTTTGCTTATCCTCGATATATGTATCGTCATAATCAATCGCAATGTCTAATGAATTGATATTAAGCTTTCTGCCTTGTGTTAATTCATAGAAGTATGCTATTGCTTGAATGATATCTTGAATATAAGCCGTAGATTCTTTACGTTGTGAATTTACTTCTTTCATTGCGTCTTGATTTTCGCCGATATATTCTGTAGCCGTAACGATTCTTCCACTTTCAAAGGTGTATTTCTTTGTACCGAATCCAAACATCATTGATAAGATACTTAACGCAGTTTCTAACGATTGCACAACTTCTGCCGTTCTAACTGTTGGATTGTATTCCTGCCATAGAGCTTTTTCTTCCGGTAGCTTGTCCCTACCCAACTGAACGAAAATCTTTTTCATTTGTGGATTCATCTTAATCTTTCCATTCTCGTCTTTCTGCATTAATGCTTCATTCACAAGAACGATTTTATCCGATTTCAATAAATCTCTATTCCACATTGTCATTGTTAAATCAATTGTTTTTAGTGGAGCAATCGCACTCCAAATCTTTGGTAATCCGTACCCTTGCATTTGTAAATTGTTTACCTTTGCATTTCTCATAATTGCAAACGGTTTAACCACATCTAATTGAACAATTTGAGCACGGTCTTTTATTTCTAATCCTGTATCTTTAAAGTAATGTGTTTCTGCAATATATCTTTCGTCTTGTCCTTTTAAGAACATGACCATCACATATACTTTTTTCAGTTTCTCATAATTTACTCCAACGAAAGCAACTTCCACAATTTCATCATTAATAACAGTTAATGGAAGGATATTCATTGAATCACAATAATTGATTCTGATTTCTCCTCCACTGAATGTACCATCTTCATAAATCTCGGCATTTGATACCGTCACATAAGCTCCTACCGTACCATTTGCAGACATTTGCTCAACTTGTTTCCTATACATAACATCAAATCTATTCTTCGTTAGAATATCCGAAATAATGTCATTTGTAACGCTATCCTCAGTAGCGTTTATATCTAGGATTTCAATTAAGTTTGCGTCATCCTCGCATAAACGTTTTGCAAAGTCTGTTTTATCCAATGTGTATTCCTCATTGTTCAAGGTGTATGCCGTATGAAATTCTGTTTCGGTATTTGTATACCATTTGTTGCACAATTCAATAATCTCAATTGCGTTTGTGTCTACATAATACCCTCTATCGTTTAGGTAATTCTGAAACCACGGTCTACGTGTGTTAGATGTTTCTATTTCTTACCTCCTTAAATCTATGTATTTGCTATGTGTGATAAATGTATAGCAGAACGAATCCCAATCATCATTGATATTGTTTACGTTCTCATCTTTTGGAATGTCTTTCTTTTCATCCCATACTAATTCGCTCAATGCGTTTATTAAATTCTTACAATGTTCTTCTATCTTTAACCTTCCTGTAACAAGTAAGCTATCAACCGTTATAGGGCGGTCTGTAAGCTCATTCTTCTTAACCGGTGCAATTATATTTCCGTCTAATCCTTCGGCGTAAAAATAAGCTCTAAGCGTGTTTATTAATGTATTAGAAGCACTGTCCGGAAATATCCATTCTACATATCCGTAACATTCAATACAACGCTTATAGAATCTTACAAATGCTTTGCAAAACTTTGTTGCGTCTATTGCATTTGACTTTGCCATGTCTCCTTCATCAAGTGCCCACATATAATCCCAATCATTTGTAAACCCTGTTAAGTGCCATGAATATTTCGAGCCGTTGTCTCCAAAGTCAACTCCAATAATTAAATGACTAAACCTTTTCCCTTCTTTCTTCATATTTTCTTTTAGACTCTGATATTTGAATAGGTAAGGTTTGCAGTCATTAGCGAAATAAGGAAAGACTAGTCCTTCGGCAACCATTCTTTCCCCTAGAATATCTCGCTTGTACCATACTGAATTCATGTCATATTTGTTTTTGATTTCTTCTATTCTTTCTTGGCTCATTGTAGCATTGTCAAAGATATTGAAATGCTCATATCTGTACCAATCTAATCCCATGAATTTATCTATGTAATTCTTATAAATGTCTGCGTTTGGGTTTGATGGGTTTAAATCCCATAATGTAAATGGATGTACGCTTGCAATCTGTCTTGCCATCGCTACCTTGATAAAGCTTGTTCTAGAATCATCACAATCGTAATGCTCATTTATTTCGGTCGCTATCCATCCCCCATATGAGTTACCTAATATGCTCTTATATGAATCGGACTTTCCACCACCTGTAAATATCACTATCTTTTCGCCTGTCTTTGTTTGGACAAATAGTGCTTCGTTTGATTTGTATTTACCCCAACGACATCGTCCACGAAAGATATGCTCTAAGCCGAAACCATTGCAATCACCTATATTTAATTTTGCATTCGGTAAGCTTGACCCACTCGCTAAATGTATTTTATCTTCACATGTTTCCAAATACATTGAAAAGATTATGCAGTGGTCAATCGTTTTACCACTTCGTACCGCTCCTTCTGCTACACTTTGCTTGTAATTTAGGGCGGTCTTAATATAATTCTTATGTTTATCTGAAAATTTCCCCCAAGGAATCGTTCTAGTCATCATTTTAATAAATCTGCCAAAGGTGTTAAGTCCTCAATCTCATGTGTCATTGTTTGCTCAACCTTTTCGCTCTGTCCAAGCATTTGTTTACCTAACCAAATAAGCATGGTCGTATTTCCTTTTGACGCTTTGTCAAATTGCATACGTCTTAAACTTCTTTTTGAGTGACTTATACCTTTTTTATATGTCTGACAAAACTTTCTATTTCTTAATAATGTTCTTACCGAACATCCTAGGAAATCTGCAATTTCTTCTTGAGTACATCCAATAGAAGCAAGCTTTTCAACTGCTTCATAATCAATCTTTACCCTTGGTCGTCCTCCTGCGTGTTTCTCTGCTATTTTAATACCCCCTATAACAATCATATTGATTCAATTGCTTTTTAAGCCTTTGTAATCTTTTTCTTAAATCTCTTTTTCTATATTCTGATGTCGTGTTTTCTAATTCTTCTTCGACGCTTTTCATTTGGCGTAAATGTTCTTCTCTAGACGTGTCTTGCTTCTTCTGTTTCAAGTTCTGTAATCTCCTCTGTTCTTTTTAAGAATGTTACTGAATTATCATATTCGTAAATGATGTCATTATTTTCATCAAATCCTACAGGCTTTAAGACTTTTTCAAAAATCTTATAAGGTGATTGTCCTGCTTTTGGTGAATTCCATAAATAATGCAGATAATCTTTCATTGTCATTCCTGCATATTTCGCCCTAGCTTCTGATGTATTCGTATTGAAACCAACCGCTTTGTTACGTTCAAAGTCTAAGAAATACATATCCTTTTCAATATCTTTCCAATGTACTCTTCCATGTTTCTTTGCAATTTGTAAAGCTCCACTAAAATTTCCTCTTGAGTAATCCCAATTCTTGTCTAATGCGCAACAACAACAGTTATTCGAGCATTCTTTAAAGTGTGCGTCTGATACATAGAATCGCATACCTAATTCATCACATAGCTCTTTCATCTTTTGAATGTATTTAGCCTTTACTTTTCTGTTAAGTCTTAAATATCCACTTCCATTTGAATGTTTTCTATAGAAATCTACAATATCAAACCCTGCACATTCACTAATCACATCATAATGCTCCTTAGCTTGCTTAATAGAGCGCATTTCTAAGCAAAAGAACTCCGTAGTAACTGCCGTTGCTCCTGCCTTTTTGGCTTCTCTAATTAAATCTAGATAGGTTTTATCTGATACTCCTACAATAAATGGACGCAATCTTAAAGTTGCACCACCTTTAGATAGTTCAGTATATTTTTTCATTGCTTCAAGTCTTTTTCTTGGACTTGGCACACCTACTTCGATTTTTCTTGCGTCCTCTTCATCTAGTGTGATGATACTAAACTTAACATTCCAATTGTCTGCACCTTTGAATAATTCTTGATATTTAGGGTCGTTAAATACCCATGCCGATTTCGTACTAAAACAGATAGGATAATTAATAGATTTCAAATACTTGAGCATTTCATAGGTTTTACCATATTTCTTTTCATATCCGTCGAATTGGTCTGATAATCCACCATATTGAATAGGGCGTCTGTCTTTAATGTATTTATAGAATTGTGATTTTGTATCTTCTCCACTGAAAATCTTTTTGCATTTCTCAACATTGATACATTTCACATCTTTATTAAGATATGCTTCTTTACTTGCACCAATACCTCTTTGATATTGGCTAAAACAATAAACGCACCCAAATGAACAGTTGGAATATGTATCAAATGTTACCGGTAATGAGCAATCTGCGATTTCTCCTGTCCATCTTGGTGATTGATATGTCTCACTAATTTTATTCACCTTATATCCTCCATTTTCTTTTAATAATTAAGTTATTTCCTCTAATTGTTACCATGTCATCATATTTTCTTTTCAATAAATTTAGATATTGCTTTTGTAGGTTTGTAGTTTTATATATTTCATAATATCCACCTTTTTCTTTTCCCATTCTTGCTTTATTTGCAATAATGGTATTGTTGCGTAATATAATCTCTCCTTGTCTTATCAATCTAAGGCATAATTCATAGTCATCTAAAATTTTCATTTTTTCATCATATACAATCTTGTTATTTTTTATAATGAAATTAAATCCGCCTTGTAAAAGCGTGTTATATGGATATGATTCACCTGTCCTATTTAGCTTTGAAATGTTCATTTTATTGTCGGTTGATATTACACCGGCATAATTGATTCCGTTTTTTTGCATAAAATCAAATATCTTTTTAACTTCACGCTCAAAGTTATTTGTCAAATTTATTAAACGCCCACATTTAGTTTCTGAACATTCATACCATTTTTGAAAACTCCTTATATCATCATCTAACAATAGTATTTTTGAGCCATCTTCAAATTGATTTAGGCATGTATTCCTATTGAATGATACATACATCCCTTCTCTTAAAATGATTCTCGCTCGGCTTCCTAAATTCTGCCTGTAAGCTTTATAATCATTTGAATCATTTAAACACACAACGATTCTTTCATCTTCAATTCCACATTCTTTTAATGCGTGATACGTTTTACATTTTGGTCTATGGTAACTAGCTATTGCATAATAGATGTTATTCATTCATTAATTCCTTGATGTCGTAGCACACTTTTAATTCAGTTACCTGCAAGAGTTTCTCTAAGAATAGTTGTTCTTCCTCTGTTTCATATGTAATGATTACACGTTGCTTTTTTAGCATTTCTTCTGAATGTTCGCTAAATGCATCCATAAGCTCGTTGTCATATCCTTCTGCTTCCATATCCTCAGTTAATGCACTAATTTCAAAATCACCGAATCCGAAATCTCTCATGTCGATTCCGTCAATTTCTTCAAGCTCTTCCATTTCTGTTTTTAATGCGTCTAAATCCCATGAAGCTTTTTCTGACGTTTTATTATCTGCAATTCTAAACGCTTTTACTTGCTCATCTGTTAAATCATCTGCAACCACACAAGGAACAGTTTCTAAGCCTAATTCTTGACTAGCTTTATATCGTGTATGACCTGCAACAATCACTCCATTTTTATCAATAACAATAGGCACTTTGAAACCGAATTCCTCAATATAATTTTTAACAAATTTCACCGCTCCATCATTAATTCTAGGGTTATTCTCATAAGGCTTTAGCTCATTTAATCTTTTTTCAACAATATTCATATTCTCCTCCTTTTAAACTCATAGAGCGTCATTTAAACAAGTATTTGTATTCTTGATGTATTCATCAACGTATAATTCCTTTTTATCACCGTTATACGTTACCTCATAATAGTTATCTGTGCTTTGAGCACTAATTAATGCTTTATTGTTTTGAAGCACTTTAACCATCCATACAACGAACATTTCACTGATTGCAATATTTGGGTTTACTTGAAATACTGCATTCATTGCTAATTCTTGAAATTCTTTTGAACCCATATTCTCCTCCTTATTATTAAAAGAACCGAGACAAACGCTCGGTAATATATCAAAGCCTAATTTTGTATGCCATTGTTGGTATTTAACATCTAATTTGGGAAGGACTTACTGATAGGCTTTGTAAACATGGTTGCAGGAGAAGGATTTGCACCATTCGACCTCTAGCTAATAAGACTAGTGAGCTACTACTGCTCTATCCTGCTAAAACAATTATTACATGAAAAAATGCTCACATTGTGAGCACTTTCTTTAAGTTCTTGTTTATTTTTCTTGGAATCTCTTCTCTTGCATAACCTACAATATTAGATGTCTTTTCCGCACTGAATCCCTTTATATATCTATACTCAATCATTGTTCGAGTTGTATCATCAAGTTGGCTTAATTTTTCTTTTACATAGTTCATTCTTCTTGCATAATCTGCATGAGCCAAGAATAGCTCGGCTTTTAAAGGATAAATTGCTTCATCCCTTTGTAGCTCTGCTATCTTTTGCTCATAATATGTGTATGATTGACATTCACATAGAAAATGCTTTTTAACTTCTTCATATGTACTCGTGATGTATACATCCTTATTAATCTATCTTCTAATTCGCCAACTTTATTCTTTAATTTATTAATTTCATGTGTTTGATTATTAATTGTTTCATTTCTTTCTTTTAAAATCTGATTAAGCTTAATATTCGCCCTTCCAAGTCTATTGTTTTTTGAAATTAACTCTTTAATCCTTTCTTCATAATTCATTTCTATTAATTTCACCTCCGTATTAATTTAATGATTTGATAAAATCACAATACCGCTTTATATAACTCCATTTGTTTGAATATTTGTAATATTTGCTAGAATGCTCTCCTACACTTATTTGACTTATTCCTATAACATCTTTACTAGGAATTACCAATACATCTAAAACCTGTTCGTCATCACTAAGTATATACAAGATATATATGTCGCAAGTTGGATATGTTTTTTCTAAATTGAATGTGTAAAAGCTACCATTCCTACCTCTGTATAAGGTGCTAGCTTTTACATCAACTTTTACACATTCATTAACTAAAATATCATACGGATGTTTTGTAGACATTTTAATTGCTTCATATCCTTTGCCCTCTATGTAATCCATAAATTTCAATTCATATTTTCTTCCGAAATTTGTTCTACTTGGTTTTGATTCCAAATGTAATTCTTTCGCTAAAGGAAACCATAGATTCCTTTTTGAAATTGCATTGCCTAATCTTGAATCACCATAATATTCTTCAACTTCTCTCCTTGTAGGCATTCTGTTTAATCCTGTATCAATAATCATTTCTTTGATTTGTGATTTTATCTTTTCTTCTGTCCAATGTTCTCTTATTAGTTACCTCCATTTTTTGACAATTTTATTCTATAGTTCGTCAAGCTATAGAATTACTTAAAAGGTAAATCATCTGAAGCAATATTTAATCCACTTTCAGTATATTCTTGTTGTGCAATTTGTTGTGTCAAACTAGGTTGCACGTACGTGTTTTGCATTCCGTAAGCGTTGTTATATGCTTGATTTGGTTGTTGATATGTATTTACGTTAGAATTGTAATTCTGCCCATTAGAAGCGTTTTTAGGCGGTAATTGTACGTTACTAGCTACCACTTCAGTGATATAAATTCTTTGTCCTTGTTGATTCTCATAATTTCTAACACTGATTCTTCCTTCTACCGTAACTAAATCACCCTTTTTGCAATACATATTCACAATATCTGCCAATTTATTCCATGCCACACAATTAATAAAATCTGTAGTATCATTGTATCCATTTACTGCTACTGTAAACTTTGCTACGCTATTTCCGTTCTGTGTTTTTGATAATTCGACATCTTTTGTTAGATGTCCTGCTATTACTGCTACATTAATCATTTTCTTTCTCCTTTATTAAACATATATTAAATTCTCTACATGAATTTGTTTCAATTGAATAAACTTCTCTTTCTAGTAATTTATCACTAAGATATCCTACGTTTTTGCTTGGGTTTATATATACTATAAATTGACTTGTTAGAAAGATTTTATCGTACAAATTAACTCGATTTGCCGATATTATTGGAAGTAATTCTTTTAATTTCATTAAATCCACCCCAACGCTTCTGCTTGCTTGTTAATAGCTTTTAATAAATTATTTTCAATTGCCACCTCAAGAAAATTACCATCTATTACAATTACTTTTTTTAATAAATTAAATATTATTTCTTGATAATAGAATGAACCTTTAGTTTCTATTAAGTATATTATTTTTTCGTTTTCTACGTTTCTCTGATACCCTAATTCTTCAAACATCTCTTTAGCAGTTTTCATCTTCGCCATCTCCTTTCAACTTCTGCCCACAAAAAGGACAACGAGGATAATATTTGTTTCCATGATACGTTGGGATAGGCACAACTCCATGCTCGCAAGTTGGACAACATAACATCAAATCACCGCATGGGCCAATTTCAACATCTATTGGTTTCTTTGGTGTTTCTTTATCCGTGAGATTCTCCAACAATCGAAAATATAACTTGGCACGGTCAGTCTCTTCTATTCCTGCTACATCACACGTAACTTGATATTCTTTTTCAAGAACTTGCAACACTTTTTGATATTCATTCATACGCTTTTATCTCCCTTTTTAAATCATCAATAGAGTTGATACTCATATGCCTTTATCTCCCTTTTTAAATCGTCAATGGCTTTCTTAACATCCTTTAAATCCATATCAAAGTTACTAACTAAATCTGCCATACGATTGTTAGAATAGCTCTGTAAAGCCGATTCTAGCGTTGTATGGTATGAGATAGGCTTTTGTGCGTCTATCTCATTTCCTTCTTTATCCTTACCCTTTACGAACGTTACAAGGGCGAATGAACAACCGTTAGAAGTGATTGCATAATTATTTTGTAATCTAATCATTTTCATTCTCCTTTTAACTCATTAATTTATTTTTGTAACGATTATCCAATTCTTCCATAACATGCTTTCCACCATATAGTTTCGAAGCGTAAACAATATAGTCTAATTCATCTAGCATACTGTTCATCAAGTCTTTATTGGTACAGACAAATTTAATATTCTTTTGCAAAGATAAATAAGTTTGCTCAATTTGTTTATCGATTTCAGAAGCACTGCTTTTATCTAATCTGATAAAAGTATTTACTTTTATGACATCTTCTCTTTGCTTTTTTCTTTCCTTTTCTAAGCTTTTTTTCAATTCTTTATCATTCATTTTCTTTCTCCTGTCTTTGCATATTTTAACGATTCAATAAACATTTCAAACAATTCATTTTCTCTCATATATATTTCAATCGTTTCGACATATAATTTAAGATATTCATAACGTACATCGTCCAATTTCTCGATTAAAAGATTTTTGCGTTTTTTGATACTTTGGTTGTTCTCATCAATGTATCCTTCATACACTTTAATTAATGCATCAATTCTTTCTTCAATCATTGTTTCGCGCATTTAGTAGTTTTTTAACAAATTCATCAACTTCTTTTTTGTTTTGCACCATTCTTTTAAGCTTTCTCATGTCTGCGTTCACTTTTCTTTTCTGCTTTTTTCTGATTTCTTCCATTTCTATATCCTCAAGCATTTGATGGAATTGTTCTTTAACCTTTTTTTTATACTCTTCTTCTGTGAATCTGTTTTTTTCTAATGGTTCTTTTTTAATCATCTTCATCTTCCTCATCTTCTTGTTTATCTTTTAAATATTCCTCATATTTCTTTACTATAAATTCATCCATTTCTTGTTTCGTGAACCCTATACTTAATAATTCATCTTTGTAATTCATTCCGTAATTCCATGAATCTATATTCAAATAGGACTCTAGTGAATAGTTCTCAACATCTAACCATTTACACCGATATTCTAGAATGTATTGCTTATACAAATCTATATTTGAATACAATTCATTCATTGCTTCATTGAATTGTTCAATATCTTTAATATGTGATTCTTGTTCCTCTTTTAGCTCTCTTTTTAAGTTCTCGCTACCAAATTTTAATATGTCATATTCTCTCAATGACATTTGCACAAAGCTTTCCATTAAATATCATCCTCCTCATCTTGTGGCATTTGGAATGTTTCACCGTACGAACATTCGTACCATTCTTGAATATCGTTTAAAACTGCTAAAGCTTTATATTTAGTAGTATATGTACCTAAATTAACGCTTATACCACTTTTGCAACTTAATGTAATCACTGCATATTTAACGCCGTGTTCTTCAACTGCGAAAAAGTCGCAATCCATTAAAATTTTTCCATCTTGGCTTCTAATCCACATATTAATACCCACTTTCTAGTCTTTGATAATTCACTTTGTTTTTATCGCAATATGCTTTATATACATCTTCAATACTGAATCCTAAAAATAAACTAATGAAGATAAGTTTTATAATTCTAAAATTTTTGCACTTTATCAAGCTAACTAATTTATCGGCAAATCCTGTTCGCATTACTTCACTACAACAAACTTTTATTTGGTCGTTAATTCTAGACATTTGTTTTTCATAAATGTAGTCTTTTTTCACAAAATGGTTGCTATGGCTTAATACAAAATGCCAAATATCAACTAATTCTTCTAGAACTTTTTCTTTATCAACCGGTGCTTGTGTATTCTTCCACCAACACCACTCACCTTTTAATTCATGTGTTAATTCACCAATTTCATCGAGTATTGCTATATTCAAGAAATCTTCATTAATTTCTGAGATGTTATGTTCTTTTAAAATTTGCTCATCTAACTTTTCTTGCATTTGTAGCATTATTTTTATCAATTCAACATCATGCTTACTTATGCGGTACATTTCTTTTCGCTCTTTAATACTCATTTCTTTTAATCTTTCTTTGTAATCTTTACTTGTCATGTCTTTTAATCTCTCTTTCTAAATACAATTTATCTAATTTTTCTTTTACAATATCTTCTAATTCTTCAAGTACTGCTATCATTTCATCAATACACTCCATTGCTCCATCTCTGTTGTAATGTTGAGGATGATTGACCATGTTGATTTCATCATCATTTTTTTCTTCTTTAGGTTCGAAATAACTCAACTTTCCAAAAAAAGCTAAACCTCTCTCTTTAACTCTCCATCTGCACACGATACAAGGATGTTCACATTCTGATAAATATTCATATTTGCATTTATTACATTTTTCTTCTTTTTTTGGCTTTAAGTAATCCATTTATTTCACCTCATCAAAATCCGAATAATATTCGGCGCTTACGACTTCACCATATTTTGTTTGTAATTCTACGATTCTTTTTTCTAGCTCTTTGTTTTGATATTCAAGTGTTCTGATTCTTCTTCTGTATTCTTCATACTTGAATATACATTTACAAGCTTTGTCTTGTTCTTCTTGAATCCTTTTTCCTACCATTAGGCTATATAGAAGAAGTGTTGCACCACTTCCACATATAGCTCCACAAATCCAATTAATCATTTAATCCCCTTCTAGCTCTAATTTATCGATTGAAAGTTTCAATTTTTCTGCGTATAGCGTAATGTATATCATTCTATCTAAATCAGTTTCACTTAAATCATAAATATATGATTGTAATTCGCTTGATAGACAGTTTAGTAAAGTCTCTTTATTTATGAAATCATCTGATATTCTTTCAATTCGCTCAGTAAGTTCTGATGTCATTTGTAATACATCTCTTATTCCTTCAAACATCATTTTTTCTTCTTGAGGTTCTTTATACAAAATAGTTTTAATACGTTCATTTACTTTATTGTTGATTATGATTAAAGCTTTTATTTTGTTATCCATATTCATTCCCTTTCTATGCTCTTAATATTTCCCTTCTCACTCGTTCCATTTCTTTCTGTACATCTGCATACGATTGATTGCTTTCTTGTGCATAGAATTTAGAATCAAGTTTTACAGGATTGACAGGATTGTTCTTATTTCTTTTCATCCATTCATCATGTACCCACTTCTGAATCACTAGTGAATGGTTCTTGTATTTTTTTCCACTCGTTTCAATGTACTCATCTAATATCTTTATATGCTCATCTAATGAATCACCATATAAATCTAATAGGTGTGTGTGTTCTTTATCTGTAAGTAACACGTGTGAATATTCACCGTATTTATGTTTACTTTGTGTATTAGTATTTAATTTATTATTTGGTTTATTAGTATATTTATAAGTGTAGGGGTTTTCAAGTACTTGAGTTTCAACACCTTGCTTTTCAATACCTTGATTTTCAAGGGGTTGAAAATCCACCTCTTGAGGATTCTCAAAGAATGTATATTGATATTGAATTCTATTACTATTTTCATTAGGATATAGCTTCTCTACTCTTAAATATCCGTTCTTTTTTAATTCCTTAATTGCACTTTCAACTGAATCTTTCCCATCTTTTACAATTCCAACTAATCCATTTACTGTATAATGCCAATCTTCCGGTAAACCAAGAACAACACTTAACAAGCCTATTGCTTTAAGTGATAAGCGTTTATCTTTTAAATGTGTATTGCTCATCACTGTATAGTTTCTGTTCTTAATAACTCTAATTACTGCTATTTTGCTCACCTCCAAGCACTACTAATTGCTTTAGAATTTCATCAATGATTTTGTCCGTGTATTCGATATAGCATTTGATTCTTTCATCACTAAAATATCCGTCAATTTTACGTAATGCTTTATAGATTGCAATTATTCTTTCTTGGTTTAATCCTTCTTTTGTGTAGCTATTACAATCATTTAATCTATACATGAATTCCTCTGTAATATCATAACAAGTGCACATTTCTTCATACACATCAACTGCATTTGTATCTTTTTTTGTTTCTGCAATTAAGTAAAATGAATTAAATTCGTCAAAGTAAATTTGCTTTGCTACATTTATTGCCATTTCTTTCTCTCTCATAAAATCTCTACCTTTATTCTTGGATTCTCCTTATCTGTAAATACTGAATGATTCACTTGATTAATGTATTTTCTTGAATCATCCTCTAAAATTCCTGTTCTAACTAATGAATCTTGAATGAATTTAGTAGCGAATGTGATATTGTCTATATCTCTTTTGTTATTTGGTTCATACCAATTAATATTTAATTTAATTGGGTAGTTCTTAACTTCGTAAATTTCACCAAAGTTTACTGCCTGTAAGATATAAGCCATAACTAATCGCTCATTCTTTTTTTTCATTTCTGCTCCTTTGTAACGATTTGCACGACAAGCATTAATATATTCATTCAATCCATCTAGTTTTCCTTTAATTACAAATTTTATTTTCTTCCACCTTGATTCCTTTATCTAAATAATATTGAGTACTGATTCCTAGTTGTTCTGCATAATCTAATATGCAATCAATTAAGACTCCCATTTGTTTTGTATCCATTTGTGATGAGCCTAGAAACAATCTACAATTCACAAATTCATTTCCATTGTCTCTTATCTCAGTACCTAATATTTGCACCGCTCTAACTCCATGTGCTTGAGCCAACGAATCAACACCATCTTTCAAAACTGAAACATATGTATACTTTTGTTTTGCCATTCTCAAAAACTCGCAATACATATCCCATGTATCGTTATAACTTGCGTTTTCGTTCTCACATATATCCTTTATAAGCTTCCACATAAGCCGATTCTGTTCATTTGTACGTAAACGCCTTACCGAATCAATAATCACGCTATATGACCCCTTTTTGAGGGTCTGAGCATATGATTCGTATATTGGCTCAGTTAGTTCAAATGTTATTTCTAGGTTTCCATCTTCATTTCTTGATTTTCGAATGAAATTACCTATCAATTTTGTTTTCAAAATGGACTGCGCTCCAATTCTTCAAATTTTTGAAGTCTAAACAATTCTTTTTGCTCTTCTGCGATTCCTAATTCTTCCATTTTTTTGACATCCGTCCAAGAATCTTTATACGGATTAAAATTCTCGTCCATGATGTAATTCTCTAATTCTTCAATTCTTTTAGCTTGAGAATAATAGACTTCTCTAGGATATGATTCTTGATTCGTGATAACATTGTATGAATGCATATTTACCTCCTATAGATAGTTTTTATGAAATATCTTCATAAATTCATTTCTTGTGTGTACTTCTTCAAATGCCTGTTGGCATTCCTTTTTAAGTTTCATGTCTAATTTGTGATTGAAGTGAACTCCTTCACTGCTCATATTATGGTGCTTTGCACACAATCTTACATAACACCCATGTTTGATTGATTTTTTTCTATTTGCAGTGCCGAAATAAATTTCGTGCGTGTGCAAATCTAAAGTTGAACCACATACATAACATTTAGACATATCTTTTTGTAAGATTGATTTATCTCGTTTTATTTCCAAGTTACCTTAACACTAGATTTAACTTGTGTTTCCTTTGCTAATTGGTGCATAAGACCTAATTCATTCACTAACTTTGTATCAATAGTTGTTCTTGTATGTGGTTCTACATATGCAATTTTCACAACATCATTTTCAAATGATTTGATACCGTTCTTTTCCATTGCTTCTAAGATATTTTTCTTAATATCTTTTTCTAATTTGTCCATTTCCTTTTTGTATTCTTGAAATGATTTTAATTTACTTAATGCTTCCTGTTGAATTTCAATTTGCCCATTTGTTACGTTTACTAATTCCATTTTTCTTTCCTCCTTATGCTTTCGCATTTTCTTTGTAAATAGCTCCGTACGCCTTAATTAACGCCACTAGACCGTTTCCATTTAGGTTAGGAATATCTTGTGAACTGATTTTATATTCGGCTTTTAAATGCTCGCAAAATTCTTCTGAATGTGTATCGATTCCTAGCTTCTGTAATTCATTTTGTGCTTTAAAACAACGCATACGAATTTCATTTAGTTTGTCATTGTTTTCTGATTTCTGTTGCTTTGTTTGTGCATTTTGAATAGCTTCATGTTGCTCGTCTGTATCTGCGTCTTTTGTATCATCTAAGTTAAATAAACCGTTTAACGCATACTTTCTAGCATATGAACTGCATGAACCTGTTACTTGTGAAGCGTCCATTCCTTTTTTATTTTCTTCTTCTCTAGCCATTGCTTTTACTTGAATTAATTCATTTGAATCCCAATCGTTTAAGATTGCGTTTGCTACGACATAATATCTATCTTTAATGACTTCAATTTCATCAGTAAGGATTAGAGTTGCTCTATACTTAACACAAATCTTTTTTGCTTCTGCTAAGATATCCTCTGCCGACCTATAACTGTATTTCCCAAACTTGTTATATTGGTTCTTCCCCACTTTCATTTCGTTTTGTATATGAGATAGCTTTTCATATACATTCATTTTCTTTTCTTCCATTCTTCCGTTTCTCCTTTTTTTCTGCTATAATGTATGTGTTCTTAATTTAAGAACGTCATTTCTTGTGTGTGCGTGCTTTTGTCGAGTGCGCACCTCTTTTTTATAGAAATAACATTGCATACGACTTACCTAAACAAGCTATTGAAATAAGTAGAATCACGATTGTTGCGAATAACATAATGTTTATTCCTGTTGTGATTCTTTTTTGATACCTTTGTTCCCTTAACAGTTCCTTTTCTTCTTTGCTTAAATGTATTCGCTTTGGATTAAATGGATAAATGCTCAACTCCATCTCATCATCCTGTATTGCATTCATTCTTATATCTTGCATAACTAACTCCTTCTAAATGACTTTCTAGCTTCAGGGCAACACTTCAAGAAATATTCTGTTGGGATTACATTCTGATTAACATTTCTATATACAAATGTGTCTTCCCAAGCAGTACCTGTTTCTTCTTTATAGAACTCTCTAACTGATTTCATAATCTTGCTTGATTGGTGTCTTTGTCGGTCTTTTGACAATTCGGTCATATCAAACACCTTTACCAAATCGTCTTTATTTAAATATGATTTGTAATCAATTATCATATTCGTTCACCTCCATCCTAGATTCACATGTATTGATTTTATTCACTTCTTGCAAATCTCTAACATTCAATTGATTTGCAATTTCTTTTGCTTCTGCACTGTCATGTGCTTCAACCTCGAATGTGACATTTGCAGTCACATCGAAGGTTACAAAATACGTTCTAGTCATTTCATTCACCTCTTTTCTTCTTTTTTGGATTCGTTAAGGATACAAGCGATATACCCTTTATCGAATTCAGATAGCTCATAGCCTTTCTTTTCAAGTAAGCCTAAAGCTTCGAAAATTCTTGCATCTATTATTGTTTCACCTCCATAACCTGTCATCATCAGTGCTAGTAGGTCATCTCTAGCAGATAAGCCTTTCGGCTTATTTCGACTAATTCATTAATTGTGGTTTGCCTTTGGTTTCAATTCTTTCAACTTGGTCTAGCTTAAATAAGAAAGCTTTTGCTAAGAAGAAATTGTTTTCTTCAGTTTCTTTTCCATCAACTGATTCAACTTTCTTTGATTTGCGTTTCCAAAGTTTTGTGCAAACTGTAGCATGCTCACCTTTTTTAACTTTGAATCCCATTTCTTTCCATTTTTGGAATGTGTGCAATAGTTCAAATTCTCCCATGCCTAATAACTTCTTTTCATTTTGTATGATTTGTTCGTTTGTCATTTCTTGTGTCCTCCTTATTGATTAGCTTTTAATCTTTCTATTTCTTTTCTAAGCATTTGATTTTGCTTTTGAAGTATGATTTTTCTTGTAAATTCATTACTAAATTTATTGAACATTTTGTCTTTATATTCTTGTTGTCTTTTTCTAATTTCTTCTTGTGATTTCATTTTCTTAATCCTCCATTTTTAAGATTCCTTCTAATGTGTATTTGTATGTCTCGTGAATCAACAATTCCTTTTCAAGTTGTTCGATTCTTTCGCAAGTTTGCTTTACATAATTTGTATTCAAATTTTGAGCTTCGTGAACTAAAGTTTCTTTTTCTTGTTTTAGCGAACGTTCTTTGCTTTCAATTTGCCAATTTACTCTTGCTAATAATTTTTCTAATTCCTTTTTCATTTCTTGTTCCTCCATTTTTTTTGTGTTGTTTTGTGTTGTTTTGTAACTTACGTGTATAGTATACAACACATTGTGTACATTTACAAGTATAAATTGTAATTTTTGTGTACATTTATATTTTTAATGATAAAATGAAATAAAGGAGGTTATTTTTTTGACTACAGGAGAAAGAGTAAAAGAGTTAAGGAATGCATTAAATTTAACTCAAACAGAGTTTGGTTCAAGAATTGGTGTTTCTAGAAATTCTGTTGCAAGTTATGAAAGTGGCGTTAGAAATATGAATGATTACATTCTTAAAAACATCTGTAGAACATTTAATGCCGATTATTTTTGGCTTACTGAAGGTATTGGAGATATGTTTTTAGATGTACCGGATAACACTATTGATGAATTAATTGATGAATACCAAATCAACCCAAACCAAAAGCCACTCATAAAGGCTTATCTAAAATCAAGTGAAGAAACGAAGGAAAGGTTATTAGATTTCATTTATGGAATCATTAAGGAATTAGACAATGCGGAACAAAGCTAAAACACCACCTATTCAAAAAGGTGGAAGTAAGAAGAAAAAGATATTATTATGGTGTGCAATTATTATTGTCGCTTTTTATGCAATTATTGCTATTGCTCCTAGTGAACCACAAAAAAAGCTTACATACACTGAAGAAATAGCAGAAAATTGGGCAGTACCGGAAAAAGAGGTAAAATCTATTGTATCCGTTGCGAAAGAACTAGGAATTAAAAAGTCAAAACTTCATATCACTCATTTAGATGAGGATTCTTGCACAATTAAATATATAGACACTGATATTACCTTTAATATCAAAGATGACACTGTAAACACTGTTAAAAAGGATGAAACAGTATTCTATGAAAATGGTTCAGTTACTAGAATGCCTAGAACTGTTATTATGACACAAGCAGAAAAAGAAGCTTTATATGATTGGGTAAAAATGGCAATCGCATTACATTCAGATTTCAATATATCTGAATTAGATACAATCTCAAATTTTGATTGGATTAAACAAGATAATTCATATGCAGTAAAAGGATACGCATATGTAGATGATAAGAAACTTGGCTTTGTCATTACTTGTGATTGGACAGGAAACACTGATGAAGCACCAACATTTAAAGAAATTCAATGGTTTCCAAACTAAAAAAGAGCGAAATTAATCGCTCTTTTCATCTGTGGAATTTATCCAAATCCGTTGAGTATATTCATAAACTCTTGCCACTTCTTTTTCTTCTAGTTCTTCTAACATTCTATTAATCAATACATACATTTCATACTTCGTCATGTGGCTTCCCCCTTTCTTTATAATTATTAATAACTCTAAGGTTATAACACATATAACTATATTTCAAGGGTAATTTTTAGTGCTAAAATTTGTCTTTCTCCATAAATTGTACAATACCTTTATCTGCTTGAGGTAACCAATGAGCATATACTGAAAGTACTGTATCGAGGTTATCTCCTAGTCTTTTTGCAATATCGTACACTGAGAAATTCACTGTTCCATTTGTAACCATATTATTAATCATATAACTTGCGCAGGAGTGCCTTAAATCGTGTATTCTGATAATAGGTATCTGCTCATTTTGTGGTAGCTTGATATTTGTTCTCTTAATAGTCTCATTCAGTTCTCTTCTAACCGAACTACGATAAAAAGGTACTGTCATACCAAATATATAATCATTATCGTTTGCGTTCATATTCTCTTTAAAAGCTTTATATTCATCAGATAGAAATTGTGGCATTGTAATTAATCTATAACTGTTATTTGTTTTAGGTGTTGTAGCTTTTCTTAGCATGTCTGCCCATGTTTTCTGTATGTTGATGGTATTATTAGTTAAATCAACATCTTTCCATTGTAAAGCTAATGTTTCACCTATTCTCATTCCCATATAAAATTGATTCATAAATAATAAATGATATACAGGCTTATTTTCATTCGCTATAAACTTGTTGAATTCATCAACTGTCCAATACATCATGTCTTTTTTCTTTTCGTTTGGGTCTTTCTTTAAATCAATATTATCGCACGGACTCACTTGAATATATCCTTGCCTTACTGCATAATTCAATACTGCTCTAAATTTCGTAAAATAGTTAAGTACTGAATTAAATGACATTGATTGCATTAATTTATTAATGAACTTTTCTATATTGTTTGATGTAAGCTTTTTAACCTCGCATTCACCTAGTTCATCTTCCCAATATTTTAGAATCGCTCTCTGCGTTAAGTATGAGCTTTCTTTAATTCTCTTTTCCGAGTATACTTGATATTGATAAGATAGCTCTTTAAATGTGATGGTTGCGTTTGGTTCTTTTAAATTCTCTTTAAATAGAATTTCGGCTTTTATAGCGTCCTTCTTTTTTTCAAAACCACGCTTCTTATATTGCTTGGTCTTTCCATTCAATTTATATGAACCGTAATACATCCATTTGCCTGTTGCTTCATCTTTCTTGACTGCCATTTCTCGCACCTCTTTTTTTTATCATCATACACAAGAAAAAGGATAAAAAAAAGGCATAATTCATGAAAAAATATGCCAAAAATATGCCGATGTTCCTATATATGCTTTATATATAGGCTTTTATTTAATATACACAAGAAAGAGCAATTTATGAAGACTTTACAAATAATTAAACAAGATCAAGATAAAACCATTTCATTAGTAGAACATGAAACATCACACACCAAATATATCCAGAAAAAATTAAATTATTATGATAAAACACTTTATCAAACACTTCAAAAGATAAAGAATCCATACTTACCTAAAATTTTTGTGATACAAGAAAGTGACAATCATTTAATACTAATTGAAGAATATATAGAAGGTAAAACATTGGATCAACAATCCTTTTCAAAAGAACAAGTTAAAGACATCATGCATCAATTATGTGAATGTTTAGATGCATTACATAAGTTAAATCCACCTATTATCCATCGTGATATCAAACCAGAAAATATTATTTATCACAATAATAAGGTGACACTCCTTGATTTTGGCATTGCACGATTTTTAGATTCCAAAAAAAATAAAGATACCCTTATTTTAGGCAGTGTTGGCTATGCAGCACCTGAACAATTTGGTTTTCAACAATCCAATCCGCAAACAGACATATATGCCTTGGGTAAATTAATGAACTACCTATTAAATGGTTCACTAGAACATCAAAACAATATTTCCTTTGATTTAAAACAAGTTATTTTAAAGGCAACACAATTGGATTATAAGAATCGCTATAATTCGGTTAAAGAAATGGATCTAGCCATTCAACAAAAACTAGTTATTATTCCACCACTTAATAATGACACATTCAAATCCAAGATGATCAGTTTAGCATGGATTGTATTTATGTTTATGGTAACAGTTGATATGCAACCTGGTGAAACTATCAAAAACAGCACACTCAATAAAATTAGTTGTTTTACATTTATGTATTTTGGTTTATTCCTTTACTACAACAAGAATCTGTTTCACAAACATTTCAAAAAAATACCTTGGTTTATTTTATACTTTATTATCTACTTTATATTCACATTTATAAACGTAGAATTCTTTGTATGGATCGACACCTTCTTCTAAATGTATGCTCACGGCATACCAAACATCTTTATATATTTCATA